CTAGGATGTCTTTTCTCATAAGGAAAAGCCTATCACAATTTTAAAGTTAACCTACATTTTCAATGGCCCGTTTCCTACATTTTAGCATGGCCCTTTACAGATAAACTGTTGATCCAGTATTTGGAAGCCAGCGATCAGCAATTACTATTACCCGTTTACCTTTAATTAGATATGAATTAGGTTTTGTTGGGTCTGGTTCGAGCAAATATTTACCTTCAGCAGTCTTAACCAAAGCAAGTTTATTCAACCCTGACTGGTTAGTCAAAAGACTTGAAGTAGCGCTAATCGCAGGATCAACTGCTGTATTAATCATAGTAATAACATCGTCAAAGTTAGCGATTGTTGGTTTTTCAGGAACTGTACCCATTGCTGCAATAATTTCTTTATTGCGAGAAACAACTACCTTCTTAGCAATCCAAGAAGATAACCAAGCAAGAATATTTTCAGCAGTATCTTTAAGCAAAGAGTTTGTAGCTGTGATAATACCTGTATAGCGACCAATCAAGTATTTGATGATTGTCAAACGTGGGTTATCAAGATCAGGAATTTTTCCATCTTCTGTATCCATTCTGGTCAACGGAGTAACATCAGTCCATTTTTCGTATACACGACTACCGTTTGAAGTAGAAACACTCTCAACACGTACATATTGTTGTAGCGAGTCATATTGGCGAACCAATGTGTTAATCATAGTACGGATATCTTGCGGAATAGTAAGTCCAGCAGCGCTATCACTTCCGCTAGTTTCAGTTTTAGATGAAACAGTATTGAGAAATGCCATAGGATTACGAACCATATTTACGAAATCTGAAACAAATTGGTCTTTAAGGTTATTTTCTTTTTCAGCAAGTGGTGATTTATCTTCTTCACGCATATTAACTACTTGCTCAGCTTGAGCTTCAACAAGTTGTTCTCTCAATGCGTCACGGCGAACTTTTTCATTATCACGTTTATTTTTTAATTCTGACATAGCCTCTGCTGAAAAATTATCATCATTAAGAGCCATGTTGATTTGGTCATTAAAGTCTGTGACTTTATCTCCTGAAGCAATCCATGCTTCGTTCAATTGATTTACTGTTAATTTAACTCCCATTTGAGTCTCCTTTATTTTTCTAATAAAATAGCCAACTTACGAGAACGTAAATCGGCTTGTTTGTTTTCTATAATTGGTTCTTCTTTCGGAGGGTTATTCCGATTTTTGAAATTCATGAAATTCATAAATTCATTAAGTTTATCAGCAGTTGGAATATTGCCGATTGAGTTAGAAAATACTGGTTTATTAGCATCTACAAACATAATATTATCTGCAAATCCTTTATCAACTGCATCTTGAGCTGTCATCCATGTTTCGTTAGACATCAACTGCAATAAGTCAGATTGTTTCATACCAGTTTTTAATTCATAAGCTGCAGCAATAGATTGGTCAACGCCATTTAAAACTTTAGCTTCTTGCTCAAAATCGTCAGCATTTCCTTGGCTACCACTCATAGCCTTATGAATCATCAATTGGGCTGTAGGAGAGATATTTACCGTATCTCCAGCCATTGCAATTACTGAAGCTGCAGATGCTGCCAACCCTTGAATATTTACAGTTACAGGTTTACCATTCATCTTAATAGCAGTATAAATCTCAGAAGCCGCAAATACATCTCCGCCATTAGAAGCGATATTTAAAACAATTTCTTCATCATCAGCATTTACTAAGGCATCATTAACTTTAGATGGACTTGTATAATCGATTCCAAACCAGTCATACATCATTCCGTAACTATTATCAACTACATCTCCTTTAATGTCGATTACTGTCATCATTTACCTCCTTTCTAAGAATAATCACCATGACCACCTCCTTTCCTATGGTACTGGCTCATTACTTTGGCCAGTTGTCTTTTTATTTGTATTTTCAGGAGCTGGTAGGTCTTTAGGAATATATCCTGCTTCTTGCAAGACAAATGTAGCTTGATTTTCAGCCAATGCACCCCATCTTGTAGCAGTACTAATAGTAGATAAGTAATTATCACCAAGAGGGTCAATAGCTGGTCTCATGTTAACGCTTATGTGGTCGCTTAACTTATACTCCAATTCACTTATAGCAGGTCTTAAATAGCGATTTAATGCACTTGCGTACATTCCGCTTATTTGTTGAATTGAGGATTGTTGGTCACCTTGTCCACCAATATAGCTGTCAGGAAGCCCATATACTTTGGCATATTGCTTAGAAGTCCAATCTGTTTGTGATAATAATTGAGCTACATTTGATTTAATTTCTAGCGCAGTAAATTCTTCAAGGTCATCTAATACTACAGGACCACCACTTCTTGAACGTTTCATAAACGAACGAGAACGAGATGCTTTATCTTTATCACTAAGAAGCCCACCACCTTTAACAGTAAGTACACCAGGAACATTTAATGAACTATTCAATGAACTAATTGTTAATCTATCAGAGGCTCTTTGGATTTTTGATTCACGCCTCAAAGAGTAAAGTGGACTAATTCCAGTTTTACCACCATCAATTGATAGTAGTTTCATATGAATCAAATCGCTCTGTGGAGCTTGTAAAATAGGCTCTATCTTAGGGTCATCAAAAGTGATGTTATAATACATTCCGTTTTCATACTCGAAATAATAAGTATTTACTTGAGATGGCCTTAAATATTCCCATTTCATATCAGCGCCATTAGCATTTCTCCAACGATAAGCGAATGCTTCACCTCCTAAAAGCAGCTGTGCAAACATTGATTGCCAAAAACCATGTTTATTAGCATTGGTGCTTGGATTATCAATGATTCCTTGATTCTTTTTCTTTTCAGCATTGATTTTAACTATTGCTAAATCACTAGATAGTTGCAAGATAATAGAAAATAAGTCTGAATTTCTTAATGCTGCACGAGCTGAAACCCATTCATTATTATCACCAAGCAAACTTTCCATTATTTGAGCATCATTTCCATCTGGAAAATAGCTTTGAACACTACCAACTTCTGGCGGATCATTTGTTTGGTTGATAAAATTTAATATTGGCAAAATCAATCACCTCCCTTCTTTTCTATAAACTCGGAAATTAATCCTGCTAAAATAAAAACAACTGATAAAGCAACGCCACCAGCTGTTATATTCCACATAAACATTGTCACTGTTATGGTTACTGCAAAACCAATAAACATCAATACATCAAATATTTTCCAAATTAAAGAAAATAAGTTTTTAAAAATCTTCATCGAATCCCCAATCATCATCTATTTCATCATCAAGGTCTAATAAGCCAGATTCTTGGCTAGTAACCCATTCTTTTACTTGTTCTGGTGTCATATGCTCAACTTGCCAACTCTTGTCATTTGCCATACCATAATCCTCAAAGTGATACATCCCTTGAAATAAAGCATCAATAATCGCATCAACAACGTCAATTTTTAAAGTTGCTTTTCGTTTATCTACCTGTATTCCTATTGAATCTTCACGTAAAACCGCATTTAATAGCGATTTTTCCATGATTTTATCATCTAGCCTACTAATAGATCCCTCTACAAATAGTTTTTGTAAAAATTTTGTAGGATCTTTCAACTCACTCGTTCTTTGACGGATAGGTTGTAAATTATAGCCTGTATTATTCATGAGCATTTGAATTACTTTAGTGATACCCATTGCATCGTAACCAAAAAAGATAACATCCAATGCGTTATCTTCAATATAGTTTACAATCCATTCATAGACCTCATCATCATTGATTAGCCCTTGTTGGTGGCTTGTGACTGTACAAAAACCATATTTTTCTAGTTCTCTATAATTAATACCATCTTGTTTTTCTTTAGCATCAATTGAACCTGCTCTTTGGAATGGAACAAACGAATGCTGTTCAACATGCCACTTAGGCTTTCCTTCATCATCTAAATAAGGAAAAACGAAAGAAATCGCTGTATTATCTGACATCATTGAATAGTCAATACCTATATAACAGCGTTGCCCATGAATGCTAAATTCAGGAATAATAGCTTTTTCAACATCAGCAAGATTTAAGTAACTATCAACATCTTGCTGAAGCCACATATTAAGGTTTTTAGTTTGAAAATCATGTAGTGTCCCTTGTAACAAGTCACTGTTTCGTTTGTCAATCAATCCTTTTAATAAAATATCTTTTTTATCTTCCAATTCAAGAAGAGGGTTTGATTTTACCCAAGTTTCTGGCTCGAATGTTTCTGATAAATCATCTTGCGCCCATACCAAACACAAAGAAGTATCTGCTTCTCTATCCCAATCTTTCTCCATAGCTTCTTGAAGTGTTTTTTGGTCCTTCCTAAAAGGAACGCTAGGGTCTGGATAGGAAGTTGAAATTTGTACAAACTGATGATTTTTAACCAAAACTTGTCCAGAAACAATTTTAGAAATTTTTTCTCTATTAGTTACCTCTCCGATTTCATCGAAAATAGCAGTTGTAAAGTGAAAGCTATCATATTGACCAGCTTCATGAGAAATAGCACGAATTTTATTATTCATTTTCTTCATGACAACTTCATCATTCAGAATAGAACGATCAGTCAAACCTGTTTCAGCAGCAATTGTTTTAAATGGTTCAATTTTTATAACTGTCTTAAGCATCGTCTTAACATATCCAAACAATTTGCTTGTCTGTTTAAAGTTTATCGAGGAAACTAAAAAGTCCTGATTTGATAAACCAAGACTTTCAAATAAAAATGAATAAACCATCAAAATTGCTAGAATATAAGTTTTACCTTGCCCACGAGATACTGATATTATAGCGACGGTAAACCTTTTTCCACCTTCGCTATTCCTCCAGCCTATCAGCATACACATAATGAATTTTTGCCAAGGCATTAGCTCAGTTGGTTCGCCTGTATCAACATTCGGGACAACTGAAGCAACTTTTAGTAAATTTTTTATTTCCTTTTTAGAGTATCTATAAGGAAAATCTTCACGTCCAATTCTTTGAAGGTCTCTTAAATGCCTAAATGCTGCTAATTTTGTTAGATACCCAGATTTTGTTATACCGTCTAATACTGCGAATGCATATCTTGTTCCAGGGTCTCTATATTTAGCACGTATTTCTGAAAAATCAATACTATGATAAGCTCCTAAGACGTCGTGGTCCTGCGTTAAATCAACTTTAAATTCAATGATAAGATTATTCATTGTTTTTGTAGGAGCTAACTCAGTAATCATCATCACCTCCATCAAAGAACGCCTTCATCTTATCTTTAGTGCTTTTTTCATTCGTATCTTGCATGTTAAGCTCTATCAATTCAGAACGTGATTTTGGTGATAAACCTAACTCAGAACCAATCTTTGTAAGATTTTTTATTGCATCCGAGTAAATTTGAGTCATTGGATTACGTTTAAAACCTTGAAATTGTCTGTCAATAATTTCACCAGTCATATCTTGAACTGGTTTATAAATTTCTTGAACCTCACCATGTTTTTTAAGATGTTCGTATGAATTTCTATAAATTTCATACTGAGTACAGTACATTTCAACTAAAAATGAATCAATCTTATCAACTGGCTTTTGTTCCTCAAGAAAGGGAACAGTTTTACGCCAACAAGCACTTGCGAGAGGAGAAAGGTGTTTAGGCGCACGATAGGACAACTTCCCGTCATTGCTGTCTTTGAACTTCTTAGCTGTCATTTTTTCTCCTTTCTTTTAGTGTTTTGACCCCCCCTATATAAAAATTTTGAAAAATGGGTTTTCACGCAAGACAATACCTATGTGTGTGCTTTCCCAGTGAAAAGATAGGGGGGAGGGTTATTAAAAATTATCGTTCATTTTTTTGAAAATCAGGGACATCTTTTACATTTTTTATGGGGATTACATTTTTAGTTTTATTTCCGTAACCAGTTCCATAATAAATTTGTTCCCACTTAGTTTTCCTTGTGTGGCATTTGCTACAACAGAAAGCCAAGTTATCCATGATGGTCTTACCATTCAAGTCAAACTCAACTGGCACGATGTGATCCACTATCTTACCAGTTCTTACTCTGTTGTGTGCTTTGCAATACTGACAAAGGAAGTTGTCTCTACGTCTTACTACATCACGTATAGACTTCCATTGCTTGCTTTGATAGAACTTATTCTGCTCTACTTTAATATCGCTATACTCACGCTTGCGTTTGTTATAGTCTTTGTATCGTTTACTATTATCAGTACGATTAGTCCATCGCTCTCTGCTTGCTTGATATGCAGCTTCTTTATCAGCGTGCTTAGTACAATAGTGTAGTGGTCTAATAACTACAGCGTGGCAGTTAGGCTCACGACAACGTCCAGTCATCGGCAAGATAGCATCTCCTTTCCAACAATAAAAGGCTGCCCATTGGACAACCTGTAATAAAATATAATAGCAAGATAGAGCCACGAACTCTATAACTTCTATTAGCGAAGTCGTTTCTGTTCCTTGCTGTCAGCTCCAACCGCACTGACTTATTAATATTATTTGGAAACTGTACTAGTATTATCAGCCCCAAATAATGTTGGACATAGCAAGTCAGGGAGTCGAACCCTAACAAGCTTATGAAGCAATTCAAACCGATACTTATGATATTTTGTGCTTTTGCCTTTTACTTCATAATACAAGTATATCAGCAAAAACAAGGGGCAACACTCCAATTTCGTGCCTTTTTCGTGTCGTTTTTATCCCAATTTGACCCATGCTTTCAAATGAAATAGCCAATATGAGGGTTTATATCTCTTCTAAAGCGATAATAAATAAACTTAGCTTTCTTTTCTGAAATCTCAATCCCTTCATTATCAAGTTCCATCATTACTCTATACCATGTAAAGCCACCATAACCACAGTGTTTTAGCTTGATTATTTCTTTTTCCTCCTTGATTAAAGGTTCGTACCACAAGCTGAATTGGTACATCAGGTCTTTGAGTTTGATTAATTCCTCATCATTTTCAAGTGCTTCTTTATTTAAAACATGACTTTCAGGCTCCGAACCGCCAGAATAAGCTGTACGAATGCCTAAGTTATCTACTTTTTGCTTATAAAGATATCTACTTTCAATTGATTTTATTCTGGCTTCAAGTCTGCCATTAACGTAATCTCCAATAATTCTATCTAACTTATCTGCCATTCATCAAATTCTCCTTTTGTGGTATAATTAAGTTAGAAATTCAGTTGCCGAAGCCCATTGC